ACGTCAAACACCAGCCCTACGTGAGCCGTGGGCGTGAGATGACCAATATCCACTCTGGAGTAGAAAGAAACTCCTGAAAGATAGGTATTTGAATCACCCGCTGGAAACTCAATCGTATGAGCTTTCCCGTAAGTGCCTTTCAAAATACCGAGCCTCTCAATCTTCTTTACTCCCGCGAATACATGGTTCGCGGTGTGGTCGTTCGACCAATAGTGGTCGGAGCCGAGATAGTGAATTCCCTCCACCAATCCCTTTTTCAAAGCCTCGTCCGCACCCACAAATCCGTTTGCCTGGGCAAAAGCTTCAAGAAATTCAAAATCGGCGGCTCTCCAAACAAAGCCGACTCCATTTTGGTTCATGAACATATTGCCGTTGTTCTCGCGGATTTCCCGCCTGGTTGCTCGGATTATATCGTCAATGTTTTGCGCGGAAACGGTGATATTCCCCGCCGCTTCACCGATGGAAGCTCCGTCAATGTTAGTCCAACTTGTGTGCCTGGCGAGGACTGCCGACTCAATATACTCATTGAGCAAAGCCCCGATTCGGTCAAACAGTTCCGCAGGTTTTGTCCACGGAGATTGCGCCAAATCAGCCCAGTCCACAAAGAGACCAAGGTCGCGTCCAGTCGCAATATCCAGCGTTTCCGCCGTTTCCACGAAAGTCTGCATGGAATGTCCCGTTCCTCTCGATACGCTTTGCACCGAAGGAGTGGTGGACATATAAGAAGATGAAACGAGTTTAGTGTTGCTATAAGCAACATCGCACATCTCCTTCCAAGTGGTTGGATGGTCTAGCCTATCCTGTAAGACATCTTCATAAAGTGTCTCATAGGTGATTGTATTCCTTTTGTTACTCCGCTTTTTGCGGGGAAAAACTTCTTCGAGTTTCTCTCTCTACCTTCAGCTCAATCTAGCTCTCCTCGGAGGAGGAAAATTTTCATCATATATGGAATGGCATTTCGCACAAAGCCGTATCCAATCGTTCAAATCTCTTTTGTATTTGCGGCTTTTACTTGCCCAGTGAATTTGTGTTCCCTTAAAACCAGATTTTCCGCAATGTTCGCAAGTATCCGGCTTGCTCTTACGCCTTCTCACCCAACTATGCAAAGCAGAATATCCCACATTGTCACCTTTCCATGCCGGATGTTTCGCTTCTCCAGCAGGATGATTTGTCCCAAATTTGCCTTTATTCAGAGTCTTGAGATTATTGAGAGTATTTGGATGTATTTTTCTTCTGCCCTCTTTCCAAGCTCGCCTCTGACCTTCGCTTAAATGGTTTCTCCATTTGCTATTCATAAGCAAATACTATCACATCCCATTTCAAGAAGCTAGATTAAGTTGTCAAAGATTATTCGTAGAGTGCAGACTGTCGCATCTCGCTTTGGGGACTTATTAGATATTGTATAGTCCTTAGGCGAGTCCCTTCGTTCAGTCGTTCACGGCGGCTTTCGCCTTCCGCCCTGTTACCCATCTCTGGGCTTCCAAGTCAATTAGAAGAGATTTAATGTAGCCTATATCGTTAAGCTACAGCCATTTTCGGTTCTTTTTAGTTTTTAAGAACCCGACGAAACGGCTATCCGACCTATTCGTTGTAGAACTTGCTTCCGTCTTTGCTTTGAGCCATCATCGCTCTCGCGATTTTAGCGCGAAGTTTCCTGTCGGGGACTTGTTCGGCTGTAGGAGGAACGCCTTTGGCAATCCAGTATTCGGGAGTGTTTTTAGCCTGGGTCGTCCCCCCGCCACCCTTGACCCCTAGAGTTGCCTCTTCATTGGCTTTAGCCGTTCTCAATACTTCCAGTTTTGATTTGAAATAGTCGTCATCAACGAGCTTATCCCAATCCAATCCGGTTTTCTTTTGGATATCGCGGGCAAGTTCAACCTCATCTTCGGCAGTAATTCCCGCAGAGCGAAGATAAGTTTTTTGCAATAGTCCGAATTCGTCAGGTTTATTTTTATCCTGGAGCTTCGGCTCTGGGGGGATTTTACCTTCAAGGTCTTTAATGGTTATGTCCCTTGCCGTAAGAGCATCCTTCGCCTTTTTAAGCTGGGTAGTCCGCCTTTTGGCGATACCCGTGCGCTCTAAAGCTTTAGCCTTCCAGTCGAAATCTTCGGTTTCCAATTCTTCAGGCGTGAAATCTTCCACATCCTTTAAATCTTCGTCCTTGATTTCAATTTCATTTGTGGCCATAAATGATAATGTTTAAACACTTTTAATAAGGGTGAGAACTTGTGTCATTCTTTCGAGGAATGATACTCGTAATTACTTTTTGGGCGGTGGCATAACCGTTTAAGTCGTTTTTAAATGGAACGATAACCAATTACATCTTTTGTAATGTTAGTGAACAATTACCTCTTGGTATAGTTTCGTTTCCCGGAGTTGAAGACGCTATTTTAAGCGTTATAAATTCTCCCGGCAGGAGAAAATATGGAGATATGCCACTATCAGGAACGGGGAAATACGTATTAACGGAACTGGTAGACATAACGCCTTTCTGCCATTGGAACTCGGCTCCAGTCGTAGGAATCGAAAATGCGTGAATCAATTTTGGAGTAGATGTCGTATATCCGCTTTTAGTGCTGGTGGAAACATCCAATGTAACCGCAGCCGTAAATCCTTTTATCTTTGCTGAAAATGCCACGATACTGGAAGTANCCGACATTCCAGAAGTTTCCAGTTACGGTATCTCCGGGAGTGGCTCCAAATTCCCTAATAATTGTTTGTCCCCCTCCTAAGAGATAAGCCACTATTGCCGCAACAATCAAAGCAACTATTCCCGAAATCACATTCGATTTATTCATTTCTTTTTCTTACTTACTTTTCCTAATTTACCGACCTTTTTATTTTTCACTACTTTTGGCTTCGCCTTTAGTTTGCTTGCGACTTCTTCGGCGGCAAGCTTGTCTTTAAGCGAAGGCATTCTTGCGTCTGATAATGTGGACATATTATTTCCTTTTTCTCATGCGGGACATTCGTGAAGCCGCCGTTTTGGACTTTCTGGGACGGCCCACTTTATGTCCGTACGTGCCTTTTCCTTTTGGCATGATTTTAAATTATTGCTAATAAAAGCCGACCTCCTCCGAGGAAGTCGGCTTGTTCCCGAATAGAGCATTGCGGCGAACTATTCAGGGAACAGGCCCGCTCCCCCGAAGGTCGCAATGCTTTTTTAAGTTGTTAAATTTGAGATTTCAACACGGCTTGAATATAAACATTTACGCTAGCCCCGCCCACATATATTTTCATGCATTGAGCGTTCACATTGGTAAGCTGGATATGCCCGCCCGTGAGACGAGTAGAGGGAATCCATTGGTAAGTCGTAGTCGCTTGGGTAAGGGTATTGATATGCGCCGTGGCGGTAATTATCTGCTTGGAATCCACCCAGTTCTGATTATTGCCACCGGTGGCGTTACATTTAGCCAAAGAGGACTGTAGAATCTGGATGCCCAAATGCGCCGAGGACGAAGCGGATTCAGAGTAAATATCAAAGTCCAACGTGTCAGTACTTTCCGTGGGAGTGAATAAGACCGAGGTAGTCGCGGCTGCGCCAAAGTTATATGTCCCGGCGGTGCTGGTGCCGGTTCCAAGAATATCAACCCTCTTAACTACAGAAAACCCCGAAGCTCCCTGCGGTTGCTGGCTTACTACGAAGACGGCAATAGAGAAAACAGCCAATGCCCCTATAACCGCTAAAATCTTTTTCAATATGTTTGGCATTTAATTTGGGAAGTTTAACCTATGCGACCTTTAATTTTGTAATGGCTTCGCTTTGTAATTTTATACCAGCTATTTGTTCGTCTATCAACTCCAATTTTGAGTTATATTTCTCCGCCAAATCTGATTTTTCCACTTCCAATCTTTGCAGTTCAACTTGAAAACCAGCTAGATAGTGCTCTTTTAATTCTTTCCTTGTTTTAGCCATTATAGTCCGGGGTTGGTTAATTTAGCGCTTGGTTCTTTTTTGCTATTTTTAAATTTCTCAAGGTCTTTATACGCCTCGGCCAAAAAATCTATGGCAAGGCGCGAAGCGGCCAATATGTAAACATCCAAACCATTCATGCTCGTTCTCGGCTTCAAAAATGAATCGGTAAGAACCGTCTTAATGGTATCACACATTGCTTTGTCTTGCAAGAAAATCCTTATTTTGGCGATTTGGGTGTCGTTATACATTGGCAGTTTCTTTAGCTGACCGCTCTGCTGATGCTACGGGAAGCCGTGGCATTGACGAAAAATCAACAGGATTTAAGCCGGAAAACTCTAAAATATCCGAAAACGCCTTGGACATTCCGGGAATTTGCATCACCTGTTGAAAACCCTGGGGATTGGCGAAAATAAATTTGAATATATTTGTTACTTTGTCCGTAAGGTCGGCCAAATCCTTCTGTTTGCCCGCGATATTGATGCTTAACTTTATTTCAACATCCCTAAACTCGTCCCTTAAAATCTCAAGAAACTGCTTATTGCCCTTTTTAATAAACTCCCCCTTGAATTTCTGAACGAGAGTTTCCTTGCTTTCAAATTGAGCATCTTCTCCACTCAAAATTTGTTCGGCTTGTATTCTAATGGCCTGGTTTTCCGCGAGTCTTTCAGAAACCCATTGCATTTCTTCAGAATCAAGAGTGGCTAGAAACTTTTTACCTTTGAGAATTTTGTTTCTTATGTCAGGTATTATCCAATCCCGATATATTTCTTCAACAAACTTGGCAAACTTTCCTCTACGATATTCGTGGATACCTTTGCCTTCCCGGACAACCCTTTCCTGCAATCTAAACGGTGTGCCAGAAGGCGGCTGAACTCCCAATAAAGGGTCGCCCGCCGAGCCAAGAATCTGCGCGTGGCTGAACCATTCGCTAATGCTTCTTTCAAAAAGCTGGATATTAACTGGAGCGGCGGTGGGAACCTGCCTTATAAACTTGCCCTCTGCTATCGTAGTAATCTCCAAGTTTTCCATATCAATAATTCTATTTCGGTTGGAGTAAGCATCGTCATCCGTGTAAAGAGGAACTTTAGAAGCGGATTCCAAAAGGTTTGTTTTATGGATTTCAAGGAAGTTAGTCCATATCTGTTCGTGAAAAAGACTTTCCGCACCGCCTTGCCCTAAAGCTCGGCCTCTCATCTTTTGGCTAGTAAAGAATTTGAGAGTCCCCGACTGTTCCTTTTTGCGGTAAAGCGTTACACCTGTTCTATTATTTTCTTTGTCTGTATAAAAAGCGACAATATGAAGCTGGTTATAATAATTCTCCATATTATCATTATCTTCAAGATAGTGTTCCGGCAAAGACCCGCGAACTATATAAACCTCGATATTCTTTCCAGGGGTTCTATTGGTTCGATTCCCCGCATCTCCAGCGACATCTTTTACTAGTTCAGCCAAAACAATCAACTCATCTATCGTAATCGTTGCTCCGTTGTTTATATTGCCCCACCCAGCTTTAACTTTTTCTCTTAACTTATCGGGAGAAAAATAATACTTAAACCCAAGCGGGCCTCCCAAAATATCGGTTTGGTCGCAGAAAGCCAGAAACTGCAAAGGCATGACTTCTGGAACTTGTCCTTTTTGAACCAATACCCCGCCCAAATTAATGTTTTCTTCCCCGGCTTCATCAAAAAAAGAATCTAAATCGTGTTCTTTAACATAAACCTCATCATGGTATTTCTTAATTAAAAACGAGAGGACTCGCCCATTATCGTTTTCAACATAGAGCACGACATCTTTGAGTTCTATATCCTCGGCGCGGTATCGCAAGTTCAAAATCGGCTCAATCACTTTTTTAAAAGGACGCAAGTAATTGTTGGCTCCGGTAGTGAATACCCCATGCTTTAACTGCAAACTCATCTGCACATAGTTTTGTAGGTTCCAGGAGTAGTTATCATAAACCTGTATCTCATCAGCGCTAAAATTAGCTTCCTCTCCCGTGATGTAGTCATAAATTGATGGCGGATGAGTCATAATCCTTGAAACATTTGATTAACCTGCTTCCAAGCAATCTCCTTGTTAAACCTGGAAACTTGACCGAATAAACGCATAACCAAAAACTTATTTAAAATCTTCTCCCTCTTTTTCCTTCCTCTCTCCAAAGTCAAAACACCCATTCCTCTGACAATTTTAGGATTCAAACTGGTAATCGCCTTCTCAACCGTATTACCGCTTCCCGAATACCTCACGCCCATAATTTTGAAATAAGATTTTATTACCCCTTTCTTATTGCTTTTTGTTTTTCTCTTTTTCATAAAAAATGCTTCGCATCTACGAACCCCCGAATTTTAGGCAAAGAATCATATCTAACTAAATTACTCACGACTTCTTTCCTAGGGCGGGTTTTTAATTTCGCATCTATCTTTCGGGCAATTTCCTTAATTTTAGGAAGGCATACAGAGCAGTAATAATCGTCCGGCTCTTTGTCTTCGTACTCTGTTTTACATTCTATACAATGAACTTGAAACATAAGATATTTTATTTAAGCCAAGTATAAACTTTTTGATAATTTAGTATCTTCCTATAATCCTCCGTTATTTCTTCTCCTTTGTCAACTGTGAGTAACAATGTATCCGTTTCCGCGTCATAATTGCTTTCATCCCCGCCATGGTTCATATAAGCAATCATCCGCGCGTCAGGATAAATAAAGTTTGAGCCGTTCACGATTTGCGGCCAGCGTTCCAATAATAAATCGGCCACATCGGGAAACAACTTATTAAAGTTGGAATAAGGAACATGATAAACTTCCGGCATATTGTCAGCATAAAGTTTTGTTCCTTTGGGAATTTCTCTCATCGCAAATACTCCTACGCCGTGAATCTTAGAGGGAGCTAGGCGGAGTTTCACCAGAGTATTAAGTTTCGCAATGGTATAATCTTGATTTTCAGTCATTATATTTCAACCCGCGCACCCTCGTTGTTATTACTTCGTGTATCTTTTGCCAAGCCATATACTGCGCGGGAGATTTAAAACCCAATCGTTTCATCAGTTCCTTCTGCGCTAAAACGGCGTTCATACAAGTAAGACATTTAGCCCAACCTTCCATTTCGCTGTGTGAATGCCCGGTAGATAATGTTTCCAATAAAGCCCTTTGAATTTTTTTGTAATTAGCGGGGTCTTTAAGGTGCGGAGGAAGACTTGCGATAAGCGAATGGGGCTTATATTTAGGGAAGGTGTCTTTGGTTATTTTCATAAAGCTATATTTTGTTTCGCTTTTCGGGGCCTCTTCACAACATGCGGGCAAGATTCCCATCCCTCTCTGCAACAATCCGGTATTTTAATATCCTCAACACCAATTTCTATAATGCGGGGTTGGTTCTTGCCCTCGGAGGAAGTTTCGGGATTTGGGCGAGCATCTCTTTGCGCTGAATTATCGGAATCAATGAGCATATTTTGTATCTAGCGGCATCCAAAGCATGGCATTCGCCTTCATACTGCCCCATAATCGGGACATTGGTTCGTTTGTCCACCGCTTGGAAGAAATTGCGATATTCTCTGATTAAATTGAGCGACCTTTTAGTTACGCTGATTCTTTGGGCTTGTAAAGTTTTAACCCCGTATCTCACGGAATCTGCCCCTTTGGGAGTTCCGATGATATTTACCCCGAAACTTTTAATCTCGTCTATGCTTTTCGGCTCCGCGGAATCGGCCACCGTGAGCGCGGGAGGAAGATTTTTTAAGGTCGTAGCCAGCATCCGGTTATCCAATCTTGTCCCGTATAAAACCTCGTCTAGAATATATCCTCCGTCCAAGTAATAAACATTTATTATCGCCGCCGGGTCAGGGTCGTATCCGAAATCCAATCCCGGCCCCTCATATCTCGCCTCGTGGGGAATTTCGTCAATCAACTTCCAGCCGGTATAAATCCGACCTTCCGCTTCGCCAAGTTCTCCCTCGCCATAAACCCTCCACCAGCGAGAGTTGCCTTTTCGTCCCTCAATCTCCTGCCGTTCAGCTTCGCTCAAACACTCGTTGTCCAGATAAGTCAGTTTCAAAGATTCTACATCATTTCGTTTCCCCAAAATCTCGGTATGCATCCAAAATTCCGCCACGGGGTTGTAATCCACCCAAACTACGTCTCTCGTTCTCGTAATAAGCTGGTCAACGATATTCCACGGAAGCCAGTTTCCCTCGTTCAGAAACAAAACATCTCTTCTCGGTCCGTGGGCTTTGCCCAGCTTGTCATAACTCTGAAATTGTAAGGTGCTTCCGGTTTCAAACGTGTAAAGGTGCTTGCTTTCATTCCATCTATCATCATTCCAGTATTTCCGGTCAATCATTATGTTCTTAAACTCTCTGATTGAACCCTGCTCCAAATGGGGATAGCTCTCAGCCACCACATCTATCACTTTTTTAAAGCTCTGGGCATAATCAATCAGCCAGATAAGAATACCGACTGTTTTACTCGCTCCCGTGCCTCCTCCGACATCACGAATCTTCTTCTGCAGTTGGAAGAGTTTTTTTAGCGCCGTGTTTTCTCGATAATCCGCCATAAATAGGTTGTGGTAAAGGTTTGCCAGCAGAGGTTATGTCTTCAGTTTGGTGAGGATTACCTTCAGCCATCCTCCAGGCCAAATCGGGGTCAATGCTGTTAAGAAATTCAATTTTATCTTTATCCGTCAGTTTGCTTAAATATATTCTGGCGAATTCCTTGAGAGATTTACCTTTTTTTCTTCCCGGCCCGCCCTTCCATCCTTTCTTGAAAAGAAACGGCCTTAATTGTTCTGGAACTTCCGCCATTTTTTTAACATTTTATATGTTATTTCACTTTATCTTCCCCATCGCCTGGGGTGGGAATGGGGTTCTTTTAACCGATTTTCAATTTCACCCAGCTTTTTCAGGGTATTAAGCTGGAACAAAGAAAGTTCTTGTTTTAACGGCTTTAGTTTAAGTTCTATGTCCTGCTCGTTCACGATTTATTCAAATTAGCCGATAAAGTCCAGATTGCCGCCGGGTTGTATAAAAATGGTAGTTGTTCTACATTTTCCCAACCCATATTTTAATGTTAAATCATCTTTTAAGAGTAAGCAAGGGGAAAAGTCATTTTCTTTTTTCATATTATTTCGGGTGAAAAGTAGTTATGTTCTTCGGGGTTCGGTTAGATGTTCAGCAATCCTTTGCGGCATATCAATCAACTCGCCTAAAATTGCGGCAAGAAAACCCTCTATCCAGAATCCTTTTATCCACAGAACTACAGCGCCAATCGTAAAGACAAAACCAATGATTGATGTAATTGCATTTCTTAATTCCATTTCAGTTATCTAACTTTTTTCCGGTTTCGGTTTTTTCTCAAGGCGACTTTTGCATTTTGGACAGGCCTTTGGGGGTCAGTTATTAAACTGGCATTTTTTGGCATTGGCTTTATTGAGATAAAAATCGGGTCATCGGAATTTCGCAAGCCGATATTTATTTTTCTTTCACGGAGCATCTGCCAAAGCATTTTATCTATGTTTAGCGGGACTATTCCGCTATCGGGAAACTTGTCGCATACTCGTTTGAATGCCTTGTAAGAAATATCGGGTGAAAAGTAGTATTGTTTTTTCATATTTTTATTGGGGGAGGTTAAGTAGTAATTTGCTTTTAGCTTTTATCAACTGGCAATACGCTAATGCTTTTCTTAATTCTCCTCTACGGGGAAGCCGCCTGTCATTTATTGTCATATCCGAATAGGGAGAGTTGGTTATCCAAATACTTAATCCTCCAAAATTAGCCCTATAAGAATCTATATTCCACTTGTCCGCTTCTTCTCTCATACTCTGGATAATAGTATCAACAAGTTCATTTTCAGCGTCTTTTTGTATCTTTCTATTTTTGAACCAATCAATTATCATTTTCATCTTTTTATTGGGGGGTTAAATAATGCTATAACTAAATCTTTCAAAAATCTTATTGGCTTCTTTGTTTCTTCCCGATTTTTTCAATGAGATATAATTTTTATATTGCTTATCGGGTAGAATATACCACATCGCCGTTGCCCATACTCCGTGCTTTTTAGTCATCTTCCTGTCCATAGATTGACTAATAACACCGCCGCAGATACCACCTGAATTTTCTTCTTCTTTCATTTCTTTTTTCATCTTTGTTTATTTAGAGGTTATTTCGCACACCATCTTGAATATGTTTTTTGGGGGGTTAAAATAATTCTATTTCAGTTCGGCGGTTTTTAATTTCCTTCAGTTCGTAAATTGCAACCTTACCATCATCAGGAATAAACTTAAATTCTCGTTCAGCTTGTAAGTATTCATCTTTATCTTCACCTTGTGACTGCACAAAGATAACCTTAGGATATTTTTTTGACAAAATAGGAGCTTTAATACCTTTTCTTTTGTAGATTATTTGACGATTGTCCGCATCCTTTTTCCCTTTCTCCCATTCTTTTGTTTGTTCGGACGTAGCAAATAAACTGAAATGACAATTTTCCTCATTCGCTCCATTTATACCGCAATCAAATCCTGCTCTATATTCTTTTGTAATTTCTTTCTTCATATTCACACTTCCTGCCACCAGGGGGGTAATTATCTATCTTCCGCCTTTTTAAGCATTCTTTTTAAGCATTTTTCTTAAATCTTTTTCCCAGTAAAACAACTTTGGACTTTTGACTATCCTCTCAATTTGTTCATACATTCCTGCCCCCTGCCATTCATTATTTTCAACTAAAAACTTTATGGCGGTATATTTGTTATATTTCTTTTCTTTCCTCATCTTTTTATTTTAGAAGGGAACAACTCTTCAAACTCTTCCCGCAATTCTTCTTTCATTTCTTCCCAGTTTTCTTTTGGCGGGGTCATCTTATTTTTCAAACACTAATCTTTTTCCATCCCACGGACAATCCGGCACGCACCACTTTTTATGGAAGGCGTCTTTGGATTCTTGCGGCCACGCCTTATCCGCTTCCTGCCGCGCCTTATACGTTTCCTGCCACGGCCGCGCCTCATCCGCTTTCTGATATTTCAAAGGAAGCTCCAACAATGCTTCTTTGGGTAAAATCTTAAACAATCGGAGGCGGGTTTCCTGCTCGTTTTGGGGCTTGTCTTTTTTAATACTCTCAACCCGTTCGGCGTAATCCCAGCAATACTCCGCGAGAATATCGTGGTGGCAATGAATGGCGAAACCTTTTAAGGGCGGAGAAACTAAAATTCCTAACCAAAGCAATAGTTTTTTTATAATATTGTCTTTCTTCATCTTTTTATTTTAATCCTGCTCTTTTAATAACAAAATCGCGGCATTGAGTTATTACTTTTTTGTAGTGACCCGACCACGCCGACGACCTCGCCGACTCCGCCGCCGACCACGCCGACCTCGCCGACCACGCCGCCGCCGACCACGCCGACTCCGCCGCCGCCGACCACGCCGCCGACCACGCCGACTCCGCCGCCGCCGACTCCCGCCGCCGCCGACCACGCCGCCGCCGACCACGCCGCCGACCACGCCGACTCCGCCGCCGACTCCGCCGCCGACTCCGCCGCCGACCACGCCGACCTCGCCGCCGCCGACCACGCCGACTCCGCCGCCGACTCCGCCGCCGACTCCGCCGCCGACCTAGTTTCTTGATTGTCATTTTTCAATACTGCTTTTGCCGCCTCAATAGCTTCTCTGGGTCTTTTATCATTGGGATATTTCTTTTCAAAATTATCTAAAACCAATTCTGCAGCGAATATCGCTAAAGAAATAGAGTCTTCTTTTGTCCATTTTTTCCATTGTATAATTCGCATTTCTGACCAACATTCTTTGTCGTCTGTAATAATAGATTCTCCTCTAACCTCAACTTTTGCCGCGTATCCTATATCAACAAAATTCATAGCATCAATTATGTTTTTTGAGGCGTGGAAACCGATTTGACAAATTTTAAGAGGCTCGGTAATTTTATACCATTTG